ATCGGGCGTACAGCCGTTACGCGGTTAAGAACCTGCACCCAACAAGGGTGCTCATCAGTTACGGCAAAAGGCCGCATAGTGGGCTCACACTTGATAAAAGCATCGGACAGCGTAGGATTATCAGCTTCCTCGCCCGTACCGCCACCGAATATCCGGCCCATATGCCAGTAATTAAACGAATCACGGAAGTCCCCATGAACAGAAGAAGGCCTATGCCGATACTCCTCATACCTGGGAGCATAACCAAATACGCCTGTCGGCGTTGTATGATCGGCTTGAAGTTCCTGATTAAGAATAGCCTGTTCGCCAAGATGAGCAAAAGCAGGCCAATAGAAGTCATACTTCGTAGTGCGCGACCACATACGCGGAACACCTTGCTGATAAGCTGTCCTGGGCATAACGGACATAATGCCGATAATATAACCATGTTCCTCAAATGACTTAGTGAAGTCAAAAGAGCGCTGCGCGCTGAAGCCGTGTCCGGCAAGAGTACCGATAGGAGTAGTCGGCGTATCATCCGAGGGGACGAAAGTTTCAGGAGCTGACTGAATAACCTCAGATACGACTATCGGAGAACGACCACCACCGAGATACTCGGGCCTCTGCAACCTGGCATCAGAAGACTTAACACCAAACTGCGAGAGAATAGTTTCAATATACCGAGCACCGCCACGAGCCTGACGCTCAAGCCAACGCTGTACCTGAAAAGCAAGGCGCAGATCGTTTACAGAAGCGGCAGTAGCAGAAGAAAGGTCAGCACGAATATTGGGGTAATTCGTAGTCGTGCTTTTTTCTACTGCAAACAAGTTACCACTAGAAGCGTTACTAATACGCTGAGCAGTTGCATAATCTGAAGTAGTACCATCTGATTCAAGAACGCCAGTCTCAGCAGAACCCCAGGTACCATCATATTTACCAATACCAAGGACAGGAGCCTCAGTACCCAAAGGGAGAGAAACAGCGGTACCACGCTGAGGCTGAGGGAGAGCAGAAGTAAAGTAATCTTTCTCCCAGTTGCGGTTAAGAAGAACAAGAGAAGTAGTAGAATCCGCGCCGTCCCCTGTTGACATGGCAATCTTGGACTGAATCCAGGTTGCACGATACCACTCATTATAAATCAGCGCATAAGCGCGGAACGGATAGGCAAGTACAGAAAGGTTTGCAACACCAGTAGGCAAACCAAAATAATCCCATAGAGTACCAATTGCCTGACCTGACCCGCCCGACGAAATTGTCGGTATTGCAGTAGCGTCGGTTCCATCATCGCCTCCTGTAATGAATTTTTCCCAATTAGCTTGCAATAACCGAGTAGGCACGAAGAAGAAGTGAGTAAAGACATTAAGCCTATGCATCATCGGAGCAAGCAGCGGAGAGAGCCGGAGAAGAACATCAGTAGAAGCCTTAAAAGTATCTCCGGGCACAACCTCCTCACACATAATGGGTACAAGCTTACCCATATCACACGAAAGCTTCCTTTCGTGAGTCAAATCAAACACCGAGCGTTTCGGGAATTCCATAATTACATTTTCTCCTGTTTAGGAACTTCTTCGAAGTCCGTTAATTTATTCTCGCCCTGGTAAAGAGCCGAGAAAGTCTGACCACCAGCACAGAACGCTTTATGTTCCTGCATACCAGGCCATAAAAGCTCCTGTATCACTATCGTTTTCACTTCGGGAGCATCTGAAATGTCCGAGTGTAACTCATCACTTATCATTTTTTTGTAATCCATAATTGCCTCCATTTATTTAGTGGGGCGGTACACCGGCCCCACACCCCCGGTTACGCACGCATGTGCGTGATACTCGCGGGATTACGGTTATTCTAGCGTCTTTCCGCGTACCTTGTCAATAGCTGCGAGTGTACCGTTATCGAGCTCGAATTTTTCGCGATTGCGTGCGTATCGGACGTCCTCGATTCCGAGTGCCGCTGCTCGTTTCACTGCGCGATAGATCTCAAGAACAAGCTTGAGATACAGTAGTATTTTTTTCATAGTTTCCTCCGTGAGAGTTTAGCGTCGAGATTTTTGTTATGTTGTATATTTTCGGCCTTAATGAATGCATCGAGAGAAATATCGATGAGGCCTTGTGACTTGATACACATGTTCGTTTTATAGTCATCATAGAAGTCTTGTGCGAGAGCGCGTACAAGAATTTTGTCCTCGGCTGAATAAATTTTTGTTTTATAGTAACGAGGTAACGTATAAGTTTTTCCCTGAACTCTAACGAGTCCTTCATTACGAAGAGTGGAAGCATGTTCCTCCATATATATTTTACCAATGGCAGGATTTCGGGAAGAGAGAGAGAATTCTGGAATCATACCACGAAATTTATAATAGTCGGCGTCGCCGTTATAAAGTTTTTTTACGGCATATCCAGCAACATAGCGAGCACGCTGAAAACTAAAATCCCCAATAGAGATGAAACCAAAAGGCCAACAGCGTTCAATGATATGCCGAGAAGTAGAACTGACACCGTATAGGATAAGGTGATAATGAGGTCGTGAGTTTTGTTCTCCGTATTCGCCAGCGGCGAAGTATTTAATTTTGGTTTCGAAGTTTTTACGGAGTTTTTTGAAAAAGAGTTGGACAGCTCTTTTATCCAGAGATTTATTTTTTGGAAGATGTTCATCATCATAAGTGAGGGTTACGAAACATCTATCTTCCCAGTTGCGAGCTTCGTGTAATAGCCGTATGGTCCAAGCAGAAGCCCGAGAAATCCGGCATGCAGTACATTTGCCACAAGGGACACAAAGGCATCCCGGATTCTCGGGGTCTTGTGATCTTATCCATACTGGTGATGGACATTTCACAGACGATACCCGCCACGCGGAACATTATTAATCCGGCGCTGGCGCCTGGCAGTCCGCTTGAATTTTCTCATACCGCGGAATTTACGAGACATTTATACCTCCTTACCGATTTTGAAAATCGGTCTGCATTGTAGCTTTTGCACCTGCCATACCAGGGCGGTCAAAGACACGATTCATGAACCGCCACCACGGAAAATCATTTTTAAAAGTACCATTTTTCATATAGGAATCGTTCTCGTATTCCGTGTACTCTGCATTACTTTTAGCCGCTTTAGCATCGGCTTTAGCTTTATCAGTTTGCACTTTAGTAAGAGAGTTTTGCTGAGACATATTAACAATTTGCTGATAATCTGAAAGTGCTCCCAAAGTCTGCTGTTGGCGGCGAAGCTTTAAATCTGCCCCCTGCATAGAAATAGAACCCAGATCAGGAGAAGAAACACCAGGAACAGAAGCAGCACGCGATTCTGCAATCTGACCATAAGCAAGATTTGCGTTAAGTCCGGCAGCTTCAAGCCTGTCACGCTGAGCAGATGGAGTATTGTAAGCGTTTTGAAGGTTCCAATTCTGCACATTAAACTGATTTTGTAGATGCATTGCATCTATTTGAGCATTAGAAGCCTTTTCAACTGCTTCATTATCTTCCCCAGATAACGAGCCAAAAAGATTACCACCAACGCCAACACCAACGCCTGCACCAAGAGGACCACCAGCAAGAAAACCACCTACACCACCAAGCACACCACCGATAGAGGACCACAAACCCATAAATTTCTCCTTTGGTGTCAGTTAGCACAATATAATCAAGTATATATATTGTGCTAAACAGCCACCCCCGGTTTCCCGGGGGGGCTGCATAACAGGCTACGCCTTACCATTTGAGGGAGCCGCCGCCGGCTTCTCAGCCGGGCCCTGGGAGGCAGGAGGGACGACCTTAGGCTTCTCAGCCTTTGCAACCGCTTTTCTTGCGGCCTGACGCGACTTTATCCCCTCTACAATGGGCTGAGCATCAGCCAAATCAACTCCGTCCCTATTCAACGGAGAAGAAGCCTCTATCAAATTATCCGCAGTATCGGCGCCGTCAAACTGGACGGCGAGACCACAATGGACAGATTCACCGCGCATCATGCGCGCAACAAGAACATTTATATCCTCGTAGTCCGAATCATCAACGATAGACGGCGGAAAGCCTTTTTCATTATCGTTGTATCCGCGAAGATTACGAATAGTTCGAAAGGCAGAAGTAGACTTATCATAAGTATGTTTCATAAACACCTCAATTATGGTCAATCAGACCAGGCTCACCAAGACGCGGAATCGGGCGTACAGCCGTTACGCGGTTAAGAACCTGCACCCAACAAGGGTGCTCATCAGTTACGGCAAAAGGCCGCATAGTGGGCTCACACTTGATAAAAGCATCGGACAGCGTAGGATTAT